TTTGAGACCGTACTCGTCATAGTAGTCAATCGGTTCTGGGCTGCACACATCGCAGTAGCGGTTCCAGATCTTGTCTTCGTAATGATCAGAGATCGCACGCTTAGCTCTGTTAAATTCTCCAGCATACTTCAGAAAGAAGTCGTCGTGGGACAGAAGCCCGATAAATGCTCTGGCCATGTCTGCCTCAAACTCTCGCAGATCTTGGAATGACAAATCATCAGACAGCCACTCTGTCAGATCACCAAACTCAGCAATGTGCGCTAATGCAAGTTCGCTCTCCTGCGAGTCGCTAAGCTCTACACATCGATCCGGTTCGTTAATTAGATCGATTAAGTTCTCTTCAATGAATCTATCTACTGACATAGTTTTCTCCGCTTAATCTTGATTGAAACACAAGTCGAATGAATAGTAAGGCTCGGTGTACCAGCCATGCTCGTAATTGTTGACCTCAAAAGACGCTGGTATCGCCCACTGATATGGTCCCGATTCCCAGCACACTCTCCAGTAACTGCCATACCCATGCTCTACACTTTGTTTCGGGCTATGGATAAAGATCTCGATAGATGGGTTTTGACCGTACACTTCCTTTGATAATTTGCACAGGACTTTGTGCAGAGCCTTTGCAGCGCCTGCCGCAGTCTTATACTTGGCAGGATCGAATTCAATGCTGATTGGTCCGTATTCTGTGTGAAGTTTCATTTGTTTATCTCCGCGTCGGATTTTTATTTGTTTCTACTGCCAAACCCGCAGTTAAGCGGGTTGGCGACTCCTATGAAAGTTGCGCTAGTCGGCGGCGGCACTCTGCCTCTTTATTAGCATGGTGCTGGACCAGGGCGTGGTATCGGTTGCGCTGTGTGCCCTGGGAATAAAACTGACGCTCCAGGTACAGCTCGACCTGGTGAAAGTGGTACTCGATCTGCTCGATCAACTCGTCTGCCTCTACCTGGTCGATGAAGTCTGCTGCTATGCTCATTGTTCTATCCTCGTGTTGGTGTGCTTCTACTGCCAAACCCGCAGTGTTGGTTACTCGCCAGCGCCACCGACGCCGTCGTCATCAATGAATTGCTTGGCGTGGGCCACGATTTCGGCAAAAGTATATTCGTCGTAAGCATACTCCCACAGGTCATAAGCGCCATTGTGAAGCTCTACCTCAACCACTTGGCCGTCGTCGTTAATATCGGCGATCTTGGCCACACGCTTTTTGCCGAGAGCTGTTTTGAATTTTGCGATGTTAAAAGCCATGGGCTTTCTCCTGTATTAAGCAGCCCCGCGCCGCTCTATGGTTCCCATTTTAATGATATCCACTCTGTTGTCAAACACTTTTCACACTTTTTTAGGTAAAAATGTCATTTAGATGGTTTGGGACACCTAGTCCCGATCTGAGCATGATCCGCAGTAGATCTATTGCCGGAACGCCTTCACCCATCCTTGGTGACCGCGTCAAGTCTCCTGTAGTGTCCGCTAAGCCGGTTTGCCGCCCGCATTCTGCTAGTTGGGCGCGATCCCATCACTCTCGGAGCTACTGCGCTATCTGGGCGTTTCAGGCGGCCCATGTGCCATTATCCATGAGTTTTCGTCGGTCAGGATCTACCACGCCGGACGGGCAGTGTACACCCAAAAAGATTCATAGTACAATCCACTACATATGCTGGCGTAATGTAGCTCCTACCACTACATCTTGTATCTCCCATCACGAGCCGTTCTCTCCGGTGCGCCAGCATCCCCCAAACCAAACCAATTCCCAAAAGGCGCTTGCACCGGATCTACACCGGTGATATAGTCGCATCTCCTTCAACGAGAGATGGGAGTCTCACCATGGAAAATTGCCACTTCTGGAATGCCTTCTGGGCAGCCCAAACCAACTTTGTTACCCCGAAAAAAACGGGGGTAAACAAGTTTGCCAACGGACATCAATATCACAAGCTGGAAGACCTGCTGGAGCCAATTCACGACGTTCTGGCCGAGCAAGGCATCCGGTTTTACTTCGAGGATATAAACGACCAGCTGGAAGCCGGTGTACGGATTCACATGCACCATATGCCTTCTGGGCAGAGTCACACCCAGGCCTGCATGGTTGATAAGAAAGAGCGCCATGCTCAGGCAACGGGCGGATGCTACACCTACGCCAAGCGCTACCTGCTGAGCAGTCTGTTTTTGATCAGCGATCCAAAGCTCGACGATGACGCCGACTTCTCAACCCACGGAAGCCGTCGCAAACCGGCCCAGAACGTCGCTGACGACGCTTTAATCCAGAGCCTGAAGTCACAGCTGGAAGAGCTTGGAATCCCAGAGAAGACCGTTCTGGAAGCCGTGAAGGCTAAGTCTTGGGTTCTGACCAAAGCCCAGGCAGACACTATCCAAGCAAAGATCGACTTCAAAAGGAGCCAGTAATGCCATATCGCGCAGTGTATTGCCAGCAAGGCACACCTGAGTGGCTGGAGGCGCGTGTTGGTGTTATCACCGCCTCCAATTTTAAGTCGCTCTTCACCACGCGTGGCGAGAAGGCATCTTCTACCACCCGTGACACCTACCTGAACCACGTCATCGCTGAGAAGATCTGCGGCTGCCCCGTAGACACCTTCAAGAATGCCGACATGGAACGAGGAAACGAGCGCGAAGACGAGGCTCGGCAGACCTTCGCCGCGATCGTCGGAGTGACCGTCAAGGAAGTCGGGTTCTTCCTTGATCCTGAGCATGACATAGGATGCTCTCCTGACGGCCTTTTCTCGCTCGACGGTATAGACACCGGCGTAGAGATCAAGTGTCCCAGAGCCTCCACGCTGGTAAAGTGGATGCGTGGAAAGAAAGTCCCGACTGAATATGTGCAGCAAATCCAAGGCACCATGGCGATTCTTGGCCTGCAGCAATACTGGTTCTGCGCGTGGCATCCTGACTTCCCCAAGCCGTTTATCGTGAGAGTAAAGCGAGACGACGAGCTTATTAACAAGGCGCTACCAATTCTGATAGACGCCGCCAATTTTGTAAAAACAGAAACGGAGAAGCTAATATGAGCGAATATGACAACAACAACCGCGGCGCATTGTGGAAGAACGACAAGCGCACTAATGACAAGCAGCCAAACCTGCGCGGATCTGCCGAGATCGACGGCGTCGAGTATTGGGTTTCAGCGTGGACTAACAAGGACGGAGGCAAGAAGCCTCTGGTAAGCCTGGCGTTCACACCGAAGGAAGAGCAGGCAGCTCCCGCTCAAAATGACTTTGTTGACGAGGATGTTCCGTTTTGAAAATCATAAAACTTGATAAAGCGCAGATCAAAAAGGTTCAGTCTGCGCCGCGTAATCGATACGTGCAGGAGTTTCTTGATCTCAATGACGACGAGGCAATGAGCTTCGACGACTATGACGAGATGCGCCGCGTTTACTACGCGATCACCTCGTACTGCAGGACAAAGGATATCGCGGAACGTCCCAAGCAGTTCTCCAAGACTTCAGAAAACACCTTCATGATCTGGAGAGACCGTGGCAAAAGAAACGCCTAGAGCTAAAGCTTTACGCCTTCTTCAGCAGCTTGTCAGGATGAAGGCTGCTGACGACCACGGCATGGTGACCTGTGTTACTTGTAATGAGCCGGTTCACTACAAGGACGCTGACGGCGGGCATTTCATCCCGAAAGGATCCAGCAGTAGATGGGCGCTGGAAGAGTGCAATGTCCACCCGCAGTGCAAAGGTTGTAACGGCTTCGGAATGAAGCACGGATCGGCTGCGCAAAAATATACGCTGTACATGATCGACATGTACGGAAAAGATTGGGTAGAAAACATGCTGGCTACCAAGAATGCCGTCCACAAGCTATACAAGGCAGACTATGACGACATGATTGAAGAGTTTAATCGCCAGATTAAAGAGCATCAGGAGAGACTGAAATGCACATAAACGAAGGACAGCACTGGATTATCAATAGTGACCACGCGCTAAAAAGCTTTGTCGAACACATTACCTCGGAGTATCACCGAGAGAAGTACCTTGTCCTTAAATGGGAGAAAGGCAAGCAACGAAGCATGAAGCAAAATTCAGCCTTGCACACATGGTGCAGGCTGCTGGCAGAAGCCTTAAACGACGCAGGCTGGTCCATGGAAAAAGTCCTGACCAAGAAGGCGTCGATCGATTGGACTATGTACGGCGTCAAGGAACACCTCTGGAAACCCGTACAAGAAAGCATGACCGGAGAGTCTTCGACAACGAAACCGGAAAAGGTTGATTACATAAAAATCTACGAAGTTCTGAATAAGCACCTGTCAGAAAAGCTGGGAGTACACGTCCCATGGCCTGTCCGTGAACCAAGCGATCCTTGAGATACCGGATCTCTGGCACGAGATCGCGGAGAGCACGCCCAGAAGCCTCAATAGCCGATCGGTTAATTCGTTTTCACAGTACACTGGCGTGATAGGAGAATTGGCCGCGGCAACCTTTATGGCGTCGCATGATGTGCCTTTCGTTCATGTGGACGAATTTGACTACGACTTCACAGTTTTTGATTACAAGATCGACGTAAAGACAAACGCCCCGAAGTGTAGTCCAGATAAGCACAACAACATTATGCTCACTAACTATCTCAGGAACCAAGGCTGCGACCTGTACGTTTTTTGCGCGGTTTATATGAACCTAAACCTAGTCCAGCTCATGGGCTTCTGCGAAAAATCATGGTTCTGGTCATGCGAACAAGGCATGGATCTCAAAAAAGGCGAGAAGCTTTATGTCACGCCGATAAAGCAAGACGCTCGGTTTCTGGACTACAAACACATCAATAACATATATGGATTGCTGGATTACCTCGGAGAATGATATGAAACGCACCGCCTTTATGCTGAAGTCGCCGGAAGAAAACGAAGATTGGCTGCGCGAAGCCGTCGAAAGATTCGATCAGGAAGACCTGAATCACATCCTGTCTATCGCTTGGATGCTTGGAAAGCTGGAAGACTTTATTTTCGATGACACTGACACCGCGAAGCGCTTCAGGGCTCACATGTTTGATCTTTTAACCAGAGAAGACAACGAAGAAATACAGGAGATCCACTAATGAAGTCCACAGACTACCAAGTGGCTGGGAACCACTACAAGAAGCTCAAGATCCAGCCGATCGAGTATATCCTGGCCAATGGGATACCGTTTGCCGAAGGATGTATTATCAAGTATGCAACGCGCTGGAGAGACAAAGGCGGAATAGATGACCTGCGCAAGATCCAGCAGTTCTGCGAGTTTCTGATCGAACACGAGCTATCTATAGATCCTTTGGATACTGGCCATAGCGAATCATGAAAGTCACATCGGTAGATCTTGATTTACCTACCTGAGTTGCCCACTTGCTGTCCAGAAACTCATAGGCGGCAGTGCGGTAATCAGCCTGCGACATAGCCGCCAGCGCCTTCTTGAATTTCTTCAGGCGCGTGATTCCAAGATTGAAGCAGAGATTGATCATCGCGTCCTGACGGCAGCGATTTAGAGAAGAGTACCAGCTGAAATTATCTAGCAACTCACGATCGCAGCGAGCGATGTCATTGTCCAGCATGTAGACAACTTCATCGTCGCTGAGACCAATGCTGTCAAGGTTCCTACCAACGCCTATCGTCAGGTTACCGTTGGTGTCTTCATATGGCATCGTGCGGTAGCCTTCATGCTTGATCAGAAGACGTTGTAGTTTATTCACCTGGATCTCTTGAAGATACCGACAGTGTTAAATAGAGTAACCACGCTAGAAACAATATCGTGAGCAACAGGCTGTAGCTTGTCAAACTCAGCATCGATGTCTTCAGCCTTCTCGATAGCCGCCTTGAGCAAGACATCAAATGCCTGCAGCTTCTCCTTGCCAGCGCCATCATCGGGGATGGTTTCCTCGATCAGCTTCACGATATCGACGACCAGGTTCCATAGCCGCTTCACCCAAGAAAGGTATTCAAACAAACTCATATATCACACTCCATAGTTAGTAAGATGGCTTCTACGCCGTAGATATTGGGAATTACGTCAACCCAATGCGGGTTTACCATAACAGGCTTTACACCTAAACTACAGCCCGACCTTCTCAGAAGTTGATAGTGTGAGCAGCCAGTTGACAAGAGCAAGCACACCAACAGCCACAGAATCCACTGTAGCCTCATCAATCGGTATCGCATATCCGAATGCCTCCGAAGCCTGTATCGCCGCCCAGATGGCTCCTGTGAGCGCCGTAGCGGTGATCTGGCGAGACTTCCACTTTGCCGGATCTGCGACAGACCTGCCTTTCTTCAATAGTGCCATCAAGGCTTTCATTTTAGCTATCATTCGACATCTTCCATCACGTTGGTGGCTATAGAGTGCTTAAATACCTCAAGAAGCCCGATCATTGATACCGGATCAATGCCAGCCTCAAGATACTGGTCAATCCACTCTGACAGCTCGTCATAAGCCTCAAGCCAGAGCTTCTCGTAGCTGTTGTCGGGAAAAGGAATGGTCTCGCCCATACGTCACCCCATAAATCTTGCCGCCGCCCCAATGGCAGCAGCCACGCATAGCCATACTATCCGCTCCGCTGAGCGAGAAGAAACTACGCTCTCAGCCAGCTTGTCCACCTTGTCCTCAATATTATCTACTTGGGTTTCAATCTTGGATTGACGGTTAAAGACAGTGACCAACCTTTCTTCAACACGAGCCAAAGAGATAACCGCTTCTTGCAGCGAGTCTATTTTCTTTTCAACGCGGGAAAGTCGATCTTCCATTTCATCACCTAAAAAATTTCAACGTCTGGCTTGTGTTCGCGCCTCGGGATCTCGTAAGTATAGGAAAGCATCTTGCCGCCTTCTCGTTTAAACACAATCATCTCCATCACGCTGGCAGAGGCGTAGCCCTGACTTGAATGCCACGCATCTGGCGGGGCCAGAGTTCCAAACTTCCTTACCACTACCGAGTTATCACATTCAATCTCATGCGAATGATGAAAATGTCCTACCGCCCACATCCTGTGCGTAGTATCAGACCACGCGTCAGGCATGTCTCTTGGCATAATGTTAGCCAGCTTGTCTGCCTTGATCTTGTCACCGTGGTGTATGCCTATCAACCACTTACCGAACTTCAGGTAGTGAAAGTATGACCTGCTTCTCAGCACATTTACCCGTGGCTCTTTTGCGTAGTAATACTCCAGTATCATCTGTAACGCTATCGCTGCGTCAGGATCATGGTTGCCTCTGGCGATCACCACTTCCACGCGCTTGAACTTTGTCAGCATCGAGTCTACAGAATGGCGAAGAGTCTCTGCCGCGACACGCATGAATTTCTCGTATCTGGTGTCCACGTCAAGCGGCGTGCCTTTCGCTGTTGTGGCATTTGAGTTGTTAGCGTGTACAAAGTCTCCTACGTTCACCAGTAAACCTGTATCGGCCTCTGGAGCCACTGACACTAGGTCATCAATGGCGGTACAGATTTCGCTCTTCGCAATTCGCGAATCGAATGACCTGCCTCTGGTTTCTGCCTCGTCTGCCCGCATTCCAATATGGGCATCACCAATGAAGATCGCAGGCATAATATCTTCGGTCAGTTTTTTCTTAATCGCCTTCTTCGGTTTGGCTTGTTGAATCTGAGAGTTCAGACCTTCAATAAACTCAAAGAACGCCTTTCTCTGGTGTTCCTGCTCGGCCTTGGTTTTAATCCAGACCGTGTTACCTTCATCGTCCTTGGTGAGAGTAGACTTACCTATTACCACCTGACCAGCATCAACAAACCTTGTGGCGTTGAATGTTGATGTATACCCAGCTTTAGCGGCTTTCTTTTTTACCGCCGTCTTGACGTCGCGGACAGCCCTGTCACTTATGTCAAGATGCTTGGATGCCTCCACGCTGCTGCCCAGCTGAATCCACAGAGACAAGACTTGATGCTGCCTTTCAGTGCAATAATTCAGCAGCTCAACATCAGGAGGATTGCAGTTATCCAGATGATTGTAAGCCATCAGCGGTTGCGTTCAACCTTATCCTACATAGCAATCAAGCGAAGCTGGATCTGGATCTAGAACGTCTGGCTGCGGAAGTGTCGCAGGATCAACCCAATCTGGATTTTGCTGCCAAACAGATTCGCCCTCAGCAGGATTTTCTACATAATTATATTGACGCTCTGCCGGAGAATTTTCATCAGGAGCTGCTGGGAAATCTACGTTATCGAAAGTATCATCAGAAAATTTTGGATGTAATGAAATATCCCGCAGACTTTTCCTATATGTCGCCCAGGCTGATTTATTTTCAATAGGCATATCAGAAAGGATATGAGTCCAATCAGATGCCTCCAATTTCATGTCTCTAAGTGTTCTGATTGCATCAGGACTCATATTAAACACCTCTAAATTGTGGCTTTCCAAAATCACGACCGTCATAAACTATTGGCACTTTTTCTGGAGTCTTTGATGGATCAGTATTTGTATAAGATTCAGAATCTCCAGCATATAAAAAATTTGTTCCGTCAAAGTAAACTCGACGGATGGCAGTATTGAAACCTGACTGTTGTTGAAAACTAACTCCATCATCAGTGCTATATCTAATATAGGTACTATCAAAAGTAACAATCAAAAACCCATTACCAACACAAACATTAGATTTATCACTTGCCGAATTATTGATTGATCCTGTGGCACTCCAAGAGCCTGATACTGGATCTGTACTGCGAAGGCCATTCTGTCTGTTTTTGAATCCAGATATAAACGCAACACCATCATCAGGATTCCACATGAAATGACAAACGTTAGAATCACTTCCATCAAGCCCACTTTGAACTGCTGCTAGTGCCCATGTGGTGGTAGTTCCCGCAGATTTGACCGACATGTAAAAATTATTGTTTACATTCATATAGCCATAGCATAAGCCCGGATTTGTTGGATGATTTACATATTTTATCCACGATGATTTATATTGAGTACTTCCCGAGCTGGAAACATCCACTCGATTCCATGTGGAATTACCATTATCGACTCCAGGCCTCCAGTAATGGGCATAAGCTTGGTATGGGGAGCTTTGGTTTCCATTAACAAACCAAAGCCATCCAGTTTGATCATCTACAGCTAAAACGGAATCAATAGAAGTATTACTGTATGGATTAAATTGCCCGCCATTTATATTATTATTCAAGTTCTTGATATAAGTTAGCCAATTTATTCCATCGTATGACCTCACAATATCCCAATTACTGCTGGTGCCTTGACCTTCTCTGTTTGCAATTCCAAACCATGCGCCGTGATATTCACTATAAGAAATGCTATAAATTGGATAAACAACATGATCTGTAACACCCACGCCACCATAGGTTGATCTAAACCAATCACCAGTAAGCACACCCGACTGTGGTATTGCCATTGTCAGACCACCATCATGGAAAGATGTTTGTATCCATGACCACTTGGTAGTCGCTCCCAATCGTGCAATTGAAGCCCAAGACGAATTCGAACCATCTGTTGTTAAATACTTTCCGCTGTTACCTGTTTGCGCTGGTATAGCGTTATATCCAACATTGTCGAGAATGATTGATGTTGCAGACAGAGCATGACCAACAGGATAGCCGTTGCTTGTAGCCGTAAGCGCTCCGGTTGGTGCTAAATAGTAAAAATCGCCAGCAGTTAATCCAGATACACTAGCATTTAATCCGCTGACAATGGTGATGTCGCCAGATGCGCCGTCAGAGATATTGGAATCAGCAATACCAAAATATGCATCCCTGTTTGTATATGATGCTTGCGGAGTAAGAACGATACTGCTTCCGTCTGCATCATCTGCTAGATACGATACAACGAATGCTTCACCATCTGGATCATAATATTGAACCATGCGCCTATCGCTTGCTCCGGAAGATGCTATATCTGTTCCAGCGCCAAAACTCAAAGCATCATCCACCATAAGAACTGCATAGGCTGTATTGTTATTCGTTGAACTTACATAGCTGCTCGCAAGAACAAAGTAATTTGTAGAATCATAAGCTAATTGCGGCCACATACTATTGCTTACTGATGTCAGTTCTGGCGATGCTGTATCTAAAACTGTAAAAGTGCCTCCGCTTTCGCTCAATATTTTATAAACAGGAGTCTTTGTTGTTCCGCTTTCATCTACAAAAACATATAACCAACGACCGTATTCAGCGTTCCAAATTACATTTGTATATCGCAATGATATTCCGCTTGATATTTCTTGCGGAGTTCCAAAAGACGGAACTGTACCAGTGACAGTAACTTTACAAATAGCAGCATTGGTATTTTGCTCAAATGCTAGAGCAAAAGTATTGCCATCAGTTGTATTTTGTCCTAATGCACAATCATCATATGAACCAGATGCTGTTAATGTAACCTCGGTGTTTAATGTAAGAGTGGTCCCGCTACACGTAGCTGTAACAGCCCGCAAAGTTCCCCTGTCTGATTCGCAAATTAAAACTTCGGCGCCATTTGTTGTTGCTAATGCGCTGTTTGGTCGCGAAGATGTTCTGACGACTATCTCTGATCCATACGATAAAACAGTTCCAACAATCTCAGCAGCTCGTAATTTTAGCTGACCTGTACCGTTGTCGTAATATAGAAATACAAAAACATCTTGATTGGCGTTATAAACACAAACACTAGAAGTGCTTGAAAAACTCGCAGTCGTTGTTATAGTCCCAAAACTTAAAGTTCCAGATGAATTAGTTATAACTCTCGAATACAAATAAGCGTTAGAGTTATATCTGAAATTTATGACGCCTTTGTTTGCTGTTGTGTTATAAGCTGTCGAGAACCAACTGGACAAAGCGTTTACTGTTTCCCAATCAGCCTCAGAACCTATTGACTCAGCCTGATCAAGACCAGCAACCGGCGAGACAGTTCCATCTGAGTTAATAACAACAGGTTGGCCAGCAGTAATTGCGCCAGTTGCTGTTCGACTTATTTTGCCAGCAGATACTGCTGCCCAGCTGGTATTAGTTCCATCTGTTGTGAGAAACTTGCCAGAGTTACCTGTTTGAGTGGGATAAGTTGCTTTGCCATCAAGCTGCGTTTGAGCATCAGATGTCAGGCCATCAATGTAGTTAATCGTTGCCGCGCTATCGGCTATGTCTCGTGACTTGCTCATTATGGAGCCTCCGGCCAATCAGAATCTTGTAAGTATGGAAAGTTTGCGTGAGTAGTAATGTCACGCAGTGCTTGACGGTATGTAGCCCACTCTGTTGCCAATGCAACGCCAGTTTCGGCAGACTTGATAACCATCCAATCTGACTCAGCTAGTTTAGCATCACGCTGTGTTCTGACAGACGCAGCAGCCTCACTGTTCAGCCTGGCTTGGTAGTCATTCTCTTGGTCTGTCTTGGTGACTAGATTGCCGTCTTCATCAGTGTAGTCGCTGAACATATCAACCACTGTCCAAGCCTGTACCCAGTTGCCGTTAGCGTCCTGTGTAGCACCGTCTCTGACTGCCTGTGTGTAGCCTGTGACTTCTGGCTTAGGCGCTTCGAGTACAGGATCTATACCAAGAGCAGTGCAGACGTTAGCGTCCCACACTCGTGGCAGTGATGTGTTGCTGTGCATTCTTCTGACTTCGCCTTGAGTTTTTAGCTCGCCAGTTGATTGAATACGATATTCCATGATTCACCTATGCTATTGCTAAGAAGATGTAAGTGCCGCCACTGGCGTTAAGCGCAGCAGGAGCAGATGATGTTACTGTAAAGCCACTAGAGAGTGGGTCTATGTAGTCTGTGTTAGTGACTTCTGCTGCTGTGGAGTTTAAGAGAAGATAAGGATCGTTACCTGCAACAATACCTCTCTCGCTGTCCCACACATACCAATCGCCAGTAGAGTCTGTACGCTTGATAAGGATAAATCTAGCACCTGCGCTAAATCCACAGTCTACGTTTAAGGTAGCTGCTGTGCCTGTGTAGCTGCCTACTTTGCTTACTCCTGCTAGTGTGGCGAAGAGGTAGGCTATGTAAGTACCCGCACTTGCGTTTACACTGCCATCTGTTTCAATAGAAAAAACACTTGATGTAGGAGCAGTGTTGTTCCATAGCGAAAATGTTGCAGCCGCAGTGGGAGCTGGCATTGTTAAGTACTGGTCTATAGGTATCGACTTACTGTAAATAGCCCAAGCCCGTGCTGTGTCTCTCTTTTTAATAATAATTAATTCAGGCGCTACACCTAAATTATGCGCTTCCGTATGAGCAGATCCAGTCCCAGTATAAGCCACCACATCAAAAAATCCTGTGGCGCGTTTGAATGCGTAATCTACGTACGATCTTCCAGAAATATTCCAAGGAATTGTGTACGATTCATTGCTATCAAAACCGTATGTAGAAGAACCTTCGGTTTCCGTATTATTAGTTTT